TTGGGGACTTGGTCAATGGGGTGGTACACAATCAGGACAATTTACATCTACATTATCATCGGGAATAAATGCATCAGTTACATCATTAACTATGGCAAGCTCAACATCGTTTGCATCTTCTGGTACAGTACAAATTGGTTCTGAACTAATAACTTATACTGGAAATAGTGGTGGTACATTATCTGGATTAACAAGAGGTGCCACAGGAACTACGGCCGCAATACATTCGTCAGGTGCAACCGTTACAGATGCATCAAACTTTTTTGCATGGAATGCTGCAGCATCAGGAGATATTGTTACAGCACCTGGTTTATGGTCTTTAGATAATTTTGGTAACAAACTTATTGCAACTATATCAGGTGGAGAAACATTTGAATGGGACTCAGATCCTACAACAGCAAATGCAACAAGAGCAACTATACTTGCTAATGCTCCAACAGCGTCTAGTTTTAGTTTAGTATCTACGCCAGACAGACACTTAATATTTTTTGGAACAGAAACAACTATTGGTACATCAAGTACAAGAGATGAAATGTTTATACGATTCTCGGACCAAGAATCTATTGATGAAACAACATCTTATGCACCATCTGCTACTAATACTGCAGGAACACAAAGACTTGCAGATGGATCAAAAATTATAGGTGCAATTAGAGGTCGTGATGCTATTTATGTTTGGACTGATACAGCTTTATTTATTATGAGATTTGTAGGAAGTCCTTTTACTTTTTCATTTCAACAAGTTGGTACTAACTGTGGATTGATAGGACAAAATGCAGCTGTTGAAGTTGATGGTTCTGCATATTGGATGTCAGAAAATGGTTTCTTTAGATATACTGGTAAGCTAGAATCACTTGCATGTTTAGTTGAAGACCATGTTTATGATGACATTAATACAATACCTAAACAACACATTAACGCAGGATTAAATAACTTGTTTGGTGAGGTTATGTGGTTTTATCCAAATTCTGGATCAGGAACCGTTAATCGTATGGTTTGTTATAACTACTTAGACTCAACTCCAGAAAGACCGGTGTGGACCACGGGCACGTTAGCAAGATCTGCATGGCAAGACTCGGCTGTTTTTGGTAAGCCACATGCAACAGAATATAATAGTAGTGATACAACAGCAACTACAAACAAAGATCATGTTATTGGATGCACTGATGGTACAACAACATACTTTGAACACGAAAAAGGATTAGATGAAATTAAAGAAGGTGCAACAAATTCTATTACTGCAAATATACAATCAGGAGATTTTGATATAGGTAATCAAGGATTACAGGGTGATGGTGAGTTTATGATGAAAATTAGAAGAGTGTTGCCAGACTTTTTATCACAAACAGGTGACAGTGTTGTGACTTTAAATTTAAAAGATTTTCCTAATGACACTGCAGCTAGTTCATCATTAGGTCCATTTACTATAACATCTAGCACACAAAAAATAGACACACGAGCTAGAGCTAGGTCAATATCATTAAAAGTATCTAATAGTAGTACAAGTCAATTTTGGAAACTAGGTACATTTAGATTAGACATACAACCAGACGGTAGAAGATAATGGCTAGAATTGTACAATCACTTACACAACCTACAAAAGAGTATGATGAACAAATACAACAATCATTTGTTAGAGATATAGATAGTATCGTGCAAAAATTAAACACAACTTTTCAACAAGATTTAAAAGACGAAGCAGAAGCAGAGGCATATTATTTTGGCTAATACATTTACAAATAAAAAAGTAGATTTAACAACAACAAGTGCTACAACATTATATACAGTGCCTAGTGCTACGACATCTATTATAAAATCTATAATAGTATCAGAAGACTCAGGAAACTCAGATACTATAACGGTAACTATTACTGATACAGCATCGGCCGTGTTTAGTTTATTTAAGACTAAATCAATATCTGCTAATGCAACAACAGAATTACTTACAGCACCTCTTGTATTAGAGGAAAGTGAATTATTAAAAGTAACTGCAGCTACAGCAAATAGATTACATGTAGTCTTATCTGCTTTAGAAGTTAAAAAAAGAGTAGTTACAACATAAGCTTGATTTACCTGACAAAAACAGGTAATGTAAGAAACCACAGGTTAAATTCCTGCTTTTAAAATTAACTTAAAAAATTATATGAAAACAGGATTAGAATCACTAGACACAGGTGCACCAGAAATTACTTACTCAGGTAATCAAGGACCTAAATCACCCCAAGAAGACCAACAAAAAATGGTTGAGTTTCAATTACAAGAATACATGGAAGAATTTGAAAGAGTTTTTCCTGATATGAAAGATAAAAGAGGAACGCCTGATTACATGAAAGAATTACAAGATTATTTTGAAGGACTAGCATCTAAACAAGATGAAGGTATTATGATGGCAGGATCTTTAGGAGATGAAAAAGATGATATATCTAAAGAGATGTTTGGTAAACCTGTTAAAGATTTAAATGCAGGTGAATTAGAAGAATTAATGGAAGAACTTGAAAGACTTAGAGAAAAATTTAGAGCATCTAAACAAGATGAAGGTATTGGCAATATGGCCATGAAGTCTGGTTTGATAGATGAATATAGAAATTATAAAATGGGCCAAGAAGAAGCTGGTGAACAATTTATGTCACCAAGAGATTATTACAGATCACTAGAACAAGATAGAATGGGTGCTGCCTTTGGTGGTATTATGGGTCTTGATGGTAGACGTGCATACGTTGGTGGAAGTTATAGTGGTTCAACTTCAAGTTCAGGAAAAGGTTCACAAGGGTCAGGTAAAGGTTATCAAGGTGGAAGTGGAGCAGCAGGTAGTGCTGAATCAGGTAAAGATGTTGGAAGTGATGATGGACCTAGTTATGATAGTGGTACTGTATCAGGAGATGATTACAGAAGATCAGCAAGAGAATTTGAAGTAGATGTTGAAGGTGGTAAAGCTGATGTAACTAAATTTAAAGAAACTGTAAAATATCCAGACACAAAAAACCCATTTAAAAAATTTGCTAATTTTAGTAATTCAAAAAATAGAAAATTTTTTGAAAATGTAATTAGAGCAGGAAAAATACCTGGATTAAATTTTGGAACAATTTCGGATATGTCACAAGAAGAACTAGAAGAAGCTTATGATAACTACATGAGTAATAGACTATCTGGATCTACGGATGCATATGGTAATCCCACTCCTAATTTTGGAAATGATGGTCCACCAATAATTTTACCTTACCCAACAACAACTGGTATGACAGAAGGTGCAACAGACCCAGAAGAATTAGGAACAGAGTTTACATCACAGTTTACACGTAACGAATTAACTGATGCAGAAAAAGAACGTATTAGTAACATTGGTGGTAAATCTATTTTTTTAGCAGATGGTGGTATGGCAAGAGAACGAGCAGCCTTTGGTGGTATCATGGGTGATGATGGTAGACGTGCTTATGGTCTGGGTAGTATATTTAAAAAAGCAGCAAGAGCAATTAAGAAAGTTGTAAAGTCACCGATAGGTATGGCAGCGTTAGGTTATTTAGGAAGCAACGCTTTAATGGGCAAAACTGGAATGAGTTTATTTAGTAATCCTTTTAAAAATATTTTAAGTCAAAATTTTATGCAAAAAGGAAAATTTGCTAGAAGTCTTTACGATAAATTACTTATGAAAAAAGTAGGTGATAAATATAGTGGAAACTTTGATCCATTTAAAATAGGTATTTTAGGAGCATCCGCATTAACAGGTTTATATGCAAAACAAGATCAGGACGATGAACAATCATTAGATGAATACTTAGGTTCAGCGAACCGTGGACCAAAAATGGATCCACGTGGTATTAGAGAATATATAGCTATGAATAAAGGCAACATTAATCCAATGGATTATGCATTTTTAAATCCAGATTATTATGCAGCGGATGGTGGTAGAATAGGATTGATGAATGGTGGTATAGGAGATCTTAGAGGAGCATTATCAAAAGAAATGTTTAACTTAGGTGAAGATGAAGATGAAGAAGATGAAATTAAAAAATTAGCAATGGGTGGTAGTGCAGGTATGCCTCCGATAACATTACAATTAGATGGTCAAAATATTAAATCATTCTCGGATGATGAATCTACAGGTATGGCTAATACAACAACAATGCCAAATCAAATGCCAAGACCTATGATGGATCCTATGATGCAACGACAAATGATGGCACAAAGAGGAATGATGCAACAACCACGGATCATGGCTCAAGAAGGTGGCATTATGGATAAGGGTGGAGGTGCAGATATGGGAAGTGTAAACAAAAAAAACGTTGACCGAATTAGAATAGCTATTTTAAAAGGAGTTGCAGATGGATTATTTACTTTTGAAGATCTTATAAAATATGATCAACAAGGTGTATTACCTTTAGAAGAAATAACAAAACCAATCGCAGAACCTTTTTATCCTGATAGATTTAAAGATTTAAAACCAATCGCAGAACCTTTTTATCCTGATAAATTTAAAGATTTAAAACCGGAGTTAATGTCTCAAGGTGGTAGAATAATGGCCCAAGAGGGTGGAATGATGGACATGGGTGGTATGGAAAAAGATTATAGAAACGAAGGTGGCTTTGTACCTATTGGTGGTCAAGAAAGAGCAGATGATGTACCAGCAAGATTATCAAAAAATGAATTTGTATTTACTGCAGA